GCTAATCATGGTTTTCATGAAGAAGCTAAAAAGTGTATGATGGAATACGCCAAGCTTCAAAAGTAAGGGTCACTACTTAATAAGTGCGCGGGAGGCCACGGTTAGCCTCCCAATTTATTTTACAGAATATTAAATACTAAGCATTGAGAGGAAATATAATATGACTAAAAACTTAGTAGCATTTATTGCTTTTTTTATCGTAACAGGTTCCGCAGCGCATGCTGATAAAGCATTTAGAAAATGTGCATCTTGTCATAGTATTGAAGAAGGCGCAAAAAACGGCGCTGGACCAAACCTATGGAATGTTATGAATCGTGGCGTAGCAACAAATGAAGATTATCGTTATAGTAAAAAACTATTAGCATGGGCAGAAGAAAACCCCCAATGGACTCCTGAGCTTATAGATAAGTGGCTAACCAATTCTAAAAAACTGGTTAAAGGTACTAAGATGAATTTCAAAGAAAAGAAAGAATCTGGGCGCCAAGTTATTATTGAATATCTACAATCAATGGGAGTAAAACAATGACAACACTAAGATTGCAAATGATTAATGCAGCATATGATCATGCTAAAGCACATGTTGAAAAACATAAAATGAATATTGAAATCTATTTAACAAATCCAGTTGGAGTTGGCGAACACTCTGATGTTATGGACGCAATTGAAAAAGAACTTGAGGAGATGGCAAAATATGAAGATCATATGGAAATTCTTAACAAGTACTTCCCGAAATAATAGCGCGAGTCAGCATAGGGCTCATACTATTAAATACGAAGATCTATGCATGTAAACACATAACACACAAAGGAGTCTATTATGACTAATAAAAACCCATTCGAGATCCGTGCAGATATGCTGCAACTTGCAAAAGAGTACATGGATCAACAGCAGCAAATTAATGTTCAGTTTGCTGAAGCAATGATGGAAAAAGGTAAGAAGAGCCTTGAAGATATTCAAGAGTCTTACCAGATGTATTCAGTGGATGAATTGATGGAAAAAGCTAAAGAAATGTATAGCTTTGTTTCAAGTAAAACATAACTAATACTAATATTAATTGGGGGGTGTTCAATGCCCCCCTTTTATGCTATAATAGTAATAATATAAATATATTATGATACCATCCCATATGGAGAAGTTAATTGAAACCATTTTATACATCAGTTTTTAAACACGGTAATCAAATTCTGTATAGAGGAGTTAATCAAAGCGGTGCTCGGATTGAGACTAAGCATAAATTTAAACCTACTCTTTATATAAGAAGCACTAAACCAGAGGATGAACTTCGTTCTTTGGACGGCGTGCGTGTTGCGCCTATTACATTTGATAATATGAATGACGCATATCAATTTGTTGCTCAATATAAAGATGTAGATAACTTTAGTGTATATGGAAATACTAATTACGCTCAACAATTTATTACCGAAAAATTTCCGGATGATATTACATTTGATAGAAACCTCGTTAACATTTCCAATTTTGATATTGAAGTTGCTTCGGACGATGGCTTTCCAGAACCGGATGTTGCAGAACATCCAATTATTTCTATTGCATTAAAATCTAATCAAAGTAATGTTTATCATGCTTGGGGTCTTGGTGATTGGAATGTAGAAAATAGTGAACATAAAGATAAAATTATCCAGTATCGCAAGTGTAATTCTGAAATTGAATTGCTTGCTCAGTTTATGGAATACTGGAGAAATAACACGCCAGATATTATTACTGGCTGGTATATCCGTATGTTTGATATTCCATATATTTACAACCGCATTACACGCATTGCCGGCGAGGCTGTTGCTAAAAAACTTTCTCCGTGGGGAGTGGTTGGTAAGCGGCAAATTAATATCCGCGGTAAATTAACAACTTCATTTGATATTGCGGGTGTACAACAACTCGACTACATTGAACTATTTCAAAAATTTGGTTATTCATATGGTCCGCAAGAATCTTATAAACTAGACCATATTGCTCATGTTGTATTGGGTGAACATAAAATTTCATATGAAGAATATGGAAATCTTCATGGCTTATACAAAGCAAATCATCAAAAATTTATTGATTATAATATTAAAGATGTTGAACTTGTTGACCGTATCGATGAAAAAATGGATCTTATTACTCTTGCTATGACTATGGCATATAAGGGTGGTGTTAACTATTCTGATACATTTGGTACTACTGCTATATGGGATTCTATTATCTATCGCAAATTAGCAAAAGATAATATTATTGTTCCTCCTAATAGAAATAGCCATAAGCTTCCATATCCAGGTGGATACGTAAAAGAGCCTATTCCGGGCATGTACGATTGGGTTGTTTCCTTTGATTTGAATTCGCTCTATCCAAATCTTATTGTGCAATATAATATGTCACCCGAAACTTTGATTAAAGATCCAATGCTACGAGGTCAAAGCGGGGTAGACTATTATCTTCAAAGCGGTGAAATTCGAGATACCCAGCGTGAAGCCGATTTATCTGTTGCAGCAAATGGCAGTTGCTATAGTAAAAAATCACAGGGTGTTATTCCTAAAATTATTGTTGATTATTATAATGAGCGTTCTCAAGTTAAAAAAGAAATGCTTGCTACCCAATCTGAATATGAAAAGAATAAATCTGCTGATTTAGAAAAGAAAATCAACCAACTTGAAAATCGCCAAATGGCTATTAAAATTCTTTTAAACTCTCTTTATGGTGCACTAGGCAATCAATACTTTAGATATTTTGATATGGATATTGCAGAAGGTATTACTTTATCTGGCCAACTTGCAATTCGTTCAGCTGAAAGAGCTGTTAATGATGCAATGAATAAAATTATGAAAACTGAAGATGTTGATTATGTTATTGCTATTGATACAGACTCAGTATATATTCACTTTGGACCATTAGTTAATCGCTTTAAGCAAAAACTTAGCACTGAAGACACAGTAAAAGTTATTGATCAGATTTGTCGAGATCAATTTGAAAAATTCCTTGCAAAGTCGTATAATACTTTATTTGAAAAAATGAATGCTTATGATAATAGAATGCAAATGGGACGGGAAGCAATTGCTGATCGCGGCATTTGGACTGCGAAAAAACGGTATATTTTAAATGTTCACAATAATGAGGGTGTGCAATACTCTGTTCCTAAGCTTAAGATTATGGGCATTGAAGCTATTAAATCTTCAACACCCGAAGTTGTCCGCGATAAATTTAGAGAAATTTTCTATGTGCTTATTAATGGTTCTGAAGAAGAAACTCGTAAATATATTAGCGATTTTAAGAAAGTATTTAAATCCCTTCCACCCGAAAAAGTATCGTTTCCCAGATCTGTTTCTGACATTAAAAAATGGCAAGATAAAACTACTTTATATAATAAAGGTACCCCTATTCATGTAAGAGGTAGCATTTTATATAATAACTGTATAAAAACTAATGATTTAAGTAAAAAGTTTGAATTGATTAAAAATGGAGAAAAGATTAAATTCACTTATCTTACTTTACCTAATCCTATTAAAGAAAACGTTATTGCATTTCCGGAATATTTGCCGGAAGAGCTTCATCTTCACAAATATGTGGATTATGATAAACAATTTGAAAAAACTTTTATTGAACCACTCACCCCAATTTTAGATGCAATTGGATGGAGTGTAGAAGAAAAAGCAACACTAGAGGATTTCTTTGGCTAATGATTAATTATGTTTTTGATGTGGACGGTACGCTTACGCCAAGCCGTCAAAAAATGGATAAAGACTTTAAACCATTTTTCTTGAACTTTGTAAAAAATAATACAGTATATCTTATTACTGGATCCGATTATGCTAAAACATATGTGCAGCTCGGAGATAAAATATGTAATAGCGTAAGGGAAATTCATAATTGTTCTGGTAATTCAATTTGGAAAAAAGGAATAGAAATTGAAAGTTCGGATTGGGTTCTTCCAAAAGCTATTCAAAACTGGCTAAATAATCAAGTTGTGGAAAATAAATTTTTTCATAAAACCGGCTTGCACATTGATCACCGGCCGGGCTTGGTTAATTTTAGTATTGTTGGAAGAAATTGTAATCTTGAACAAAGAGCCGCTTATGTAGAATGGGATTATCATATCGGTGATCGTTTGCAAATTGCTTCTGCCTTTAATGAACGGTTTGTTGGGGCAGGTGTAGTTGCCCAAATTGCTGGCGAAACCGGTCTGGATATTGCCCCTATTGGTTTTGATAAGCGTCAGTTAGCAGATCGGTTAAGTGGTCCCATTTATTTCTTCGGAGATAGTATGGATTGGGGTGGTAATGATTTCCCTCTTAAAGCCGCTATTAAGGATCGTCCGGGTTCAGAAGCATTTCATGTAAAAGACTGGCAAGATACCCAAAGGATTCTCTGGGCAATTGAAAATTCTGATGTACATCGGTTTGCGGGTGTGGTATAATAGTATTATAAATTATAATGAGAGGATATATTATGAGTGACTGGGTAAATGACATCTATATGATGCATAATAAATTTGGTGTTAGGGATTGGTTCCTTGCTAATTGTAATAATAAAGAATTGATGGATAAATATTTAAAATTCCGCTTGTCGATGTGCAAAGAAGAACTAGACGAAACACTTGACGCGCTGGATGCAAAAGATCCAGAAGAAATTGTTGATGGCCTTATTGACTTATGTGTATTTGCTATTGGTACTCTTGATGTATTTGGTGTTGATGCTAATGACGCGTGGGATCGAGTGTATGAAGCAAATATGGCTAAATCACCAGGTGTAAAAGAAGGTCGTCCAAATCCATTTGGCTTGCCTGATTTGATCAAGTCTGAAGGATGGGTAGCTCCGAGTCATATAGGTAATCACGGCGATTTAAACAAAGCACTTCTTAACGACTAAACTTATAATTGGTGAATTAGATAATATCATGAATATTTCTTCTACGATTTTTAA